GTCCATCAACCATTGTGGCGGCAGATGAATTAGCACCAGGAATTCCTAATAATACTCCAGAGTATGTGTCACCTGTAGTAGATGCTGCGACTGTTGCCATACAAAAGACAACGCCAAGATAAGGATCAGGGAATAAATGCATGAAGCCGAATAGAATGACAAGACCTGTCGTAGCTCCGGCTGCTGGTATTAATCCAATAATGAGACCGAACACGGTCCCTAATAACAAATATGTAATCATAATATAGTTTAGTTTATTTTATTCCGATATTATACTTGGGACATAATTCCCAATCGCCTTTTTCCTTGTGTGATATTATCTTGATCTGATTTAGTGGAGCAGTCTCTCCAATTGTTTTAACAGTTTCTAATAATCCCCAATCAGACATGAGTGTAACAATTGTATTACGTCTGTGAACATCGTTCTCTGTTAGGTTTGATGGCTTACCATCTAATAAGAATAACTCTTTAAAATGAGTTATAAAATATCTACCTTGCTTATGCAAGATATGACATGATTGAAATAATTGTGAGTCACGTTTAGATGCTACACCCATACGTGTTAATGTTTCTCTGATCTTTAGGAAATCGTCGGGTTCTGCTAATGTTACTTCTAGCATCATCTCCGGTGTCCAATTTACTAAACTATCTTTGTTGTCCGCCATGCTGTATTCTTCCCTTTATAGTATTCAAGTTTGCATTACTTAAAAGCGGAAGTACATCACGAGCCTTCTCATTACTATATCCATAATATACCTTAATAGCATTAATGTCTTCTGATTCGCTAGACTTATTCCACTTAGAGAAACGATTTCGTTTCCTAACTATATTTATAAGAAAATCGAACTGTAGACGGCTATCCAGATGGTGATACTTATTCATTTCGTTTGCATACAAAACTGTATCAGGGAAATAAGATAGACCACGATTGACCATAAAGGCATTGTAGTCTTTCTCATTCTCAAGGATATTTATTTTAGTATTTGATATAGAACTTATTAATGCAAATGGACTCATTTCTTTTTCCATATCCACACAGCCAATTGTGTTGGTTGTGTTGTCATTGTTTCAATATGCATTTCCACTACATCAAACTTCTCTTTGAACCATTGGTATGCACACGCATCAGCTTCTGCTATTGTCCAATTGGCATACTCTGTTCCGGGTTCCATGTTATCTTCTGATCTGTTTAGATGTACTCTTACTGCACACAGTCCTCCAGGCTTTAACCACTGGTGAAACATATCAAAGTAATATAAATTATCATTAACACTACCGAAGTTACATGATCCTAATGCCATGACAACATCAGCAAACTCTCTGCCAAATATATAATGAGCTTGTGCAAAACTTGCTTGGAAATCTGCTTCAGGGTAAGGTGCTAAATCAAATCCAATAAGATTATCAAACATATGTTTGAATGGATTGATACCACAACCAGCATCGATGACTAACGGATTGACATTGAGTTTAACAATCTCATCAATAATCCTTTGGCCTAATACAACACCAGAGGTTGGATGTCTATCGAATTTATCTTGGTTATATGGTTTGCGTGTAAAGAAGTCTAAGACTTTACTTTGATTAGTCTCGCTCACGCAGAGTAATCATTGATATCAGTCTTGATATATTTAACATTAGCTACTATGAATGATCTCCATCCTTGTGCTTCGATGTCGAACACATTCATATAATCTTTATTCACATCATTGGTCTCTGTAAGCTCTTCAACTTTAGGTGCCATCTCTCCAGGGATCTTATGATCCATGAGAGTACAAAGCATCTTACGTTCATCACCATTCTTTTTGGTGAAACAAACTTCAATGATTTCTGTGTGTAAGAACTCTTTAATATTTTCATATAGAGTTGGTGAGGCAAAGAAATTATTAGTCTCTCTGTATGGTGTTACGTTACTATATTTTGTCATTATTCATTATCCGTTGAGTTTTCATGTAAGAACCTGTTCATGTTGGCAATCATTTTACTTGCCTTATCTAATTGAAATACAACATTGACCATAGCTAATGCCATAATAATTGATGCATAGTTTGCTAATTGTTCTACCATTCGAACTCCTATTTAAATTTAATTGATGACATGATCTCTGTCAGACATGCCACTACATTTAATTCATGATCAGCCACAAAGCTATCCTTATAAGAATAGTCTGCAAGTATAAGAACTACTTGAGGTACACTCGAAGGTTCAACATACGTAAGCATGTTATCATAAATCATTCTAAACAACTTTGAAGATTCTACGTCCATGTTATTGGTTACCCATTTACGCATACTCTTAAAGTTTTTAGTCTTGAGGTCTTTAAACAATCCAGCCACACTTGTCTCATCGAGAGTTACAAGAATACCGGTATCGATATGACCACTCATGCCATACCTTTGACATTCATTTATGACACGTCTCCAGTCTGGTATGTATTTCATAATCAGTTCAGCGAGAACTGCATTATCATATATAATACTTTCGGAATCAAGAATGAATTGAAGCCTAGCCATAAATTGCTCTGCCATCTTCGCCTTGTTACCTAAGTTGAATTCGTATATAGAACATCTTGAATGAAGAGGATCAATAATACGATTCTTAAAATTACAGGTTAATATAAATCTACAATTAGAAGAGAACTCTTCAATGAACCCACGTAATGCAGGCTGTGTAGATTGCGGATTAAGATAATCAGCTTCGTCAAGTATAACAACTTTCTGTCCACCATGTAATGATACAGTACTTGCAAACTGTTTGATCTTACCACGAAGGGTATCAATGTTACCATCTTCTGATCCATTGATTAACATATAGTCAAGATCTAATTCATTACATAGAGCTCTAGCCACTGTAGTCTTACCTACACCAGCCGAACCAGTAAACATCATGTTAGGAAGTTCACCACCAGTAATAATATCTTGAAATGTCTTTTTTAAACCGTCAGGAAGTATACAATCTTCTACGGTTTGCGGTCGGTACTTTTCTACAAATAGAAATTCTTTCACATTGACCTCATAATATAATAAGCATGGTACTATTATACCATGCTTTTGTTAAAAGTACATACCTACTCAGTTTCTGGTGGAGTCTCTTCAGTAACTGCTGCTTCGGCTGTTGCTGGAGTAGAAGCTGTAACGAATGCTTGAATTCGATTACGCACTGCACCAACATCGGCTAACTCATCACCATTGATTGCACCACGTTTAGTGACTACATCAATGATACGTATAACTGCATTTAGATCACCTAAATTAATAGTATGAATCTGAGGCTCTTCGCCTGTGTCAACCATTTCTGGTGTTGTAGTTGTATCTGCCATTTTTATTCCTTAAATGTTGTAGTTTTATCAAGAGCAACCCAGTATTGTGTGTTGCCGGCCATTACAGAAGCGATAAGCTTCTTATCAATACCAAACTCATAAGAGTCTGCATTGACGAATTTGAAATTATTCATATCAATTACTAAATCAAAGTCTGCAGAAGTATTTATACTACAATTTGAGACGTTCATAGAGAATTGATTTGACGTAGGATTTTGTTTATCAACAATAACACATTCAACGAATGCCGCACTGTCATTCTTACGTACACTTAAATGATTTGTTTTAAGAGTAGCGGAAGCTTTACGTAATTGATTTAACTGATCTAACGTAAGTGTAAACATAATATCACTACACGGTAAATCAATATCCTTTGTTGGAACAGTAAGGATATCAATATCAGAGAAGAAGTATTTGAATTGTGTAATACCATCTGTGATAGTAACAAACTTTTTGTTGTCATCAAAGCTGAGAGTAGGATCATCAAACATATTAATACAAGCTAGGAATTCACCTAAGTCATATATGCCGAATGGATACGGTGAATCAAAAAGCACATTGGCTTTTGCCATAAGAGTTTTAGAAGTAGACATTGAACGAATCATTCCCTCTTCACCAAGAGCAATGTTGCTATTGATCTGTTGGAAATTACTCAATACTTCTTTTATTTCATTACTAAATTTCATTATCAGACTCCTTTAAGTCGTGTTCATTAATTGCTAACAGAGTATAGTGCATGATCTTCATAAGATCAGTTCTGTTTGCTCCGTCTTTCTTACCATATCTTGATGCATATTTTAATACATTACCAAGACAAAAACCAACACCATGCCCAGAGGCAGATATTAGATCCATACTTTGTATACCATTAGCAGCAGCATAATGCTTCGAGTAAGTACTCTCTACATATGTTGATAGCTGTTTGATATTTTGCTGTTCATTAAATTTCATATAATTCCTTTCTCAAATATAGTTATATTATATCACATAAAGCTTGTAAGTACATACTTTATTCTAAAAAATTTTCGTCTCCCATCCGAGCACGATTCCCCAATTGTCTTTCTCATATGCTGGAGTGATATACCAGTTTCGATATTTAACTCTTGCGAATGGTAACAAAGAGTAAGAAGAGTAACCAGTCACAAGACCTACTTCCACCCTACCAAACTTCTGTCCAACATACGTACTGATCTTTGATTCACTATTATAATATGCACCAACAATGGTACTGTTTAAAAGTGAATGCT